ATTTCCACTTGCGGCATGCGCCGCTCGCGCAGTTCGTTGTGGGCCCAGATCAGCGCCTCTTCGGCGGTGTCGGGTAGCATGTCCATCGTTGACAGCCGCCCGCGCCCGCGATGCGATCTCCGTGAAGCTTCAACCTTGCCCTTGGCCATGTCAGTTCGCCTCTTCAATGCAGTTGGCCAGGAGCGTGGCGGCTTCCTCTATCTTGCGGGTTTCGATCGCCAGGCGCACCGAATGACGGCTGAAGGCCCCTTTACTGATCGCCTTGATGCCCTTCGCCGCCAGCCTGGCGTTCAGCTGCTGAAGAATTTCCGTTTGCGTCAACCGGCGGTCGCGCAGCTCGGCATTCGTCCAGGTGACATCATCGCGGCAGCATTCGGGGAGCATATCGATGGATGAAAGCATGCCGCGCCCGGCACGGCGCGCCCGGCGCCTGGAGCCTTCAATGGAGTGGTCCGCTACCATCGCTCAATTTCCATCCATGGGGCGGGATACCCCGGAAAGCATCGATCGGCCCTCAACATGATCGCGGCCCACCTGGGCCAGCGTTGCGACGATCACGCCTCCTACTCCCGGAAGCACGATCGCGCGCGTCCTGATCGCGCCAAGGGCGGCCAGGAAGTGGAGTTGCGTTTCCACCCATTCAACCGGTCGCCGCACACCCATCGAATCGATCAGGCGGCAGAGGGTCCGGCTGTTGACAGTGGCATCAACATGCCGCGCCAGCTCAGCCAGGATGACAAGCCGCGCATCGGCGCAGAATTGGGCGTCGAGATCGGTCATTGCTGCAACTCACAAGCGAGAAAGGCGCCTTGGCCGAAAACGCGCCGGGGCGTATGCGCTTCGCTGGAGCGCGCATCGATCTGCCGGGCCGATACCCGGTTCGTCCAGGACGCCGGGATCAAGGGGCGGGCTCCACCTGCGGCCCTGCCGGTTCAGGCGATCCATCCTTCGGCGGCCGGGCCTGGAGGAAGAAGCGCCGGGGCAGCCCCATTGCAAGGCTCACCTGCTCGACCTGGAAAAGGGCGTCAGCCGCAAGCATGGTGAAATCGTCCAGCGCGAGCTGGCGGACCTGCTCGACCGTGATGTCGCAAAGGGCGGCAATCACATTCTCCGCCAGCGCCACCGGCTGGCCGTTGAAGTGGTCAAGCAGGGACAATTCGGCGCGGCCAAAGGTTCGCATACCGAAGCCGCCGACTTCCACCAGATGGCCTTCATGCTCGATCACGAGCGGCTCTGACAGGCTGAAGATTGCCTGTTCGCCAGGAGCGGAAAACGGGGATCGCGGCAGGCTCGCGGGAGCGGCGGCGACAGCGGACTGGGGAGCGGTGCTAGCCATGGGCACATGGCTAGCAGCGGGCGGGGCCTCATACGCCCTGACGCAGGTCAGGGGGTGTTAATCGTTCCGGTCGCGTCCGGCGCTGCCCGATGTATCGTGATCCGCGAGCCGGATAATGCGCTCGGCTGAGCGCTGCTCCTCGATATCGGTGTGAATTTCGTGCAGCAGATCAGCCAGAGTGCGATGCGGGACGCCGTATTCCAGGGCAATGCGCGCCAGGATGTCCAAGACGGAATTGTCCGGCTGATAGGGGCATGCTTCCAGCCAGATCGTGAGCAGCTCCTTCTCATCCTCGCGGCGCTTTCGCGCGCAGGCGAAGTCGGCGGCGCGCAGCTGGGAAAGGCGCTGCGGATCATTTGCCGCCTGGAGCAAGGCTTGGGCCCGGTCGATGAGGTCGGCCGGCAGGCCCGGCGCGTCGAACTTGATAATATTCGATAAGGTGGACTTCGCCTTTTTGATCACCCGGGCTTCGGCCTGCTCTTGAGTTTCCTCAGGCATGCGGAAGCGCGCAGGTTCAATCAGCTCTCGCTCGATATCGGCGAGATCGTCTCTCACCATGGTGTGTTCGGCAATGGCGACGTCGGGGAGGCGCTTGCCGGTCAGGATGAAAACTGCGTCTGCGCCTCGCTGCGCAAAAGCCAGGAGTGCCTGTGAATTTGGGGACGCGGTGTCCTTTTCCCACTTCACCAAAGCACCTTTTGTGACCCCCGCCAGCGCTGCAAAAGCCGGCTGGCTTAGGCCCAAACGCAGCCGTTCTTCTCGCAACCTCGATCCGACGCTCATTTTTGTTCACCCATGGGGTTGCACCGTGCACTAGAGTTTACTATCGTTCATTACAGTGAATGATTGGAGACGATAGTATGCTACTCGCTTCTAATCCCCAAGCGATTCGAGATGCCTTAGCTCGAATGGGTAAATCGCACAGCGATGTTGCTCGGGAATTGGGCGTCGATCGCGCGGTTGTGCGGGGTGTCCTTTACGGCAGCCTCAAGGGCGTTCGAGGCGATGCGCACAAGGTTGCCGTTGCCCTTGGCATGAAGGATGGCCTTATCGTCGACGAGGCAACTTCGATCGCGGACGCAATCAAGGCGGCGATCGCGGCATGACGGCGCCACGGCCAGGCAAGGGCAAGGCGGCGGACAAGCTGGCCGCCCCATCGCAGATGATCCCGATCGCGGAGATCGGCGAGCTGAAGGCAGAGGACTATGTCGGCCTGATCGACAGCGCGGCGATCGACGCGCTGAAGGCAAGCCTCGAAGCGGAAGGCCTGCACACGCCGATCTGGCTGCGCAAGAATGGCAACGCATGGAAGGGCGCGCCCTATAGCGTGATCGCCGGTCGGCACCGGCTCGCCGCGGCCAGGGAACTGGGATGGGCCGAGATCGCCGCCGAAGTGCGGGCCGGGCCTGACAGCAAGTCCGGCCAGCTCAAGCAGCTTCAGCTGATCGAAAACCTTGATCGGCGCGTGCCGCGCCCAATCGAGCGCGCCTGCCTGATCATGGAGCGCTGGAGCGCGGTCGCATCGACCATCGAGCCGACCGAACCGGGCAGCCAACAGGCAGCGGCTATCCGGAAGCGCTGGAGCGCATCGGACACGATGTCCGATACGCAGCGCGGCGAGCGTCGGGGCGTATGGGCAGCGGCTGCCCATACGCCAGAGGCAGGTCGCCGGGAGGTGGACAAAAGGGCTTCTGCTGTCTGTGCGATGAGCGAGCGGAATGTTCGCACCTATCGCAATATCCACTCCAAAATCGTCATCGAACTTCCCGATCTGTTCGTGCAGCTGAACGCGCATCCGCTGGGCGAAAACCTGTCAGACATGACAACCCTCGCCCAGGTCAAGATGCCCAACACTCGCCGCAAGGCAGCGCTGGCCATTCTGTCTCGCGACGATTGGCCGAACGCCCAGGCGGCGCTGGTTTCGGCGGGCATAGTGGACAGCACCGGCAACCGCGCGAAGCCCGAGGCAAAATTTCAGGCAATCTGGAGCGGCATGAGCCCTTTGCAAAAGCGGAGCCACTTCGTTTCGATGGCGCGCGACATTCCCCATTCATTCGTCCGGCAGGTCATTGACGAGCTGAGGACGCTGCTGCCGTGACAAACCGCTCCGCCTTCAGCTGGTTTTCCCTGTCCGAATTGGCGGAGATGGGCCTTCCCGGCCTGCCCCAGTGCAAGCGCGCCATGCATGCGCTTGCCGTTGCCAATGGCTGGGCAGAGCAGGCCGACGCCGAAGGCATTCCGCTATCCCGGCGACGGCGCGGCCGAGGGGGCGGCACCGAATACCATGCAAGCGTCTTGCCGCTTCCGGCCCAGGAGGCGCTGGCCGCGCGCTGCAAGGAAGAGAAGTTCACGCCGGTCGCGGCAAACGATACGGGCAACAGCGAAGCCGAACTGTGGGAGTGGTTCGACCGGCAAAGCGGCTCGATCAAGGAAAAGGCGAAGCTGCGCCTGGCCATTCTGACCGAGATCGAAACGCTGATCGATCGTGATTGGGGCCGCACCGAAGCCACGCGGGTTGTCGCCCGCAAGCACGGCGTGTCGGTCCGCGCCATTGCCGATTGGCGGACCGGCCTGGAAGAAGTGCCCCGGCACGGCTGGCTGCCGCGCCTTGCCCCGCAGTACAAGGGCGGCGGCAAAGAGGCCGAGATCGACGCTGGCGCATGGCAGTTCTTCAAGAAGGACTATTCCCGCCTTTCAAGGCCTGCCCTCATGGCCTGCTACAACCGGATGATCGAGGAATACGCGGCACCGCGCGGTATCGCAGTACCCAACTTCAAGACGTTCAAGCGCCGTTATGACAAGGAAGTGCCCCAACTGGCACAGATCGCGCTGCGCGAGGGCAAGGAAGCGGTTCGCAAAACCAATCCGCCGCAGCGCCGCACCGTCGAAGGCATGTATGCGATGGAGGCCGTCAACTCCGATGGCCACGAGTTCGATGTGTTCGTCGAGTGGGAAGACGGTAAGATCGGACGCCCGGTCGGCGTCGGCATTCAGGACATCTACAGCCGCAAGATACTGGCCTGGCGGATCGGCAAGACGGAAAACACGGCCCTGATCCGGCTGACCTTCGCCGACCTGTTCCAGCAGTGGGGCATTCCCGAAAACGCCCTCATGGACAATGGCCGCGCCTTTACCTCCAAGGCGATGACGGGCGGCGCAAAAACCCGGTATCGCGGCAAGATCGATGAGGATGAAGTAACCGGCGTGCTCACGTCGCTCGGCGTGCGCACGCGCTGGGCGAAGCCGCACCGGGGATCGTCCAAGCCAATCGAACGTTCGTGGCGCGATCTTTGCGCCGAGCACATCGCCAAGCATTGGTCGATCGAAGGTGCCTACACCGGCAACAAGCCCGACGCGAAGCCGGAGAACTACCGCGAACGCGCCATCCCGATCGCGCAATTTCGTGCACTGGTGGCGCAGCAAGTGGCGTTTCACAACGCGCGCGAAGGCCGGAAAACCGAGGCTGCTGCGGGGCGCAGCCTGGATGAGACGTTCCTCGCCTCGTACGCGGCCAGCACTATCGCCAAGGCGACCGAAGATCAGCTTCGCTACGCGCTCTACGAGTCGCGGGAGAGCAAGTGCCACAAGGATCATGGCGCGGTTGAGCTGTACAAGAACGTCTATCACGCGCCGGAAATGGTGGAACTGCGAGGCCAAAAGGTCATCGTTCGTTTCGATCCGGAAGATCTCCACAGCAGCGTATTCATCTATCGCCGGACTGGCGAATACCTGTTCGAGGCCCCGATCCTGCACAAGGTCGGCTTCCTTGATCAGCAGGGGGCGGTTGAGCAGGGCAAGGCCGAAGCGAACGTCCGCAAACAGGCGAGGAAGCTGGTCAAGGCGCAGAACCTCCTGACCGAACGCCGCATGGCCGAACTGGCCAAGGACTGCGCCGAGCCGGATGAGCAAGCGCCTAAACCGAAGCCCGGTGCATCGCGCATGGTGCGCCCGAAAGGGCCGACCGCCGCCCAGCTCAAGCCGACACGGCAGGCCGTTTCAGAGCCTGCTCAAAAGGAATTCATCGACGATCTGATTGCCGGTCACCGGCGTTTGCGCGTGGTTGAATGAAGGTGGCCGCGCCGGGACTGGAACTCCCGACGCGGCCGGTTTTGCCTGTAACAGCAAGGGATAACTAGCATGGAAGTGGTAGCAGAATATAGCCCGGTCGAAGTCGAGGCGCGCGCCTGGCTGAATGGCCACAAGGCCAGCAGCGGCCTCAGCTGGCCGCAGATCGGCAAGCTCACCGATGTCGCGTCGTCCACGCTGTCAATGTTTGCCACGGGCAAGTATGCCGGAAACAACGGCGCGGTGGCTGCCAAGGTACTGGCCTATCGTGATCGCCTGGCCAACCAGGCGCAGTTGGCGGTGCATGCGCCAGTTGTGCCGTCTTGGTACGAGACGCCGACCGCCAAGACGCTGGCTGGGCTCCTGCATTCGGCACAATCCGGCGAGATCGTGCTGATTGTCACAACGCCGGGCATTGGTAAGACCAAGGTGGCCGAATGGTTCGCGGCGAACGATCCCAACGTGTGGCTCGCGACAATGTCGCCCTCCACATCCGGCGTCCCCAACATGGCAATCGAAGTCGGCGAAGCGATCGGCCTGGGCGAGATTAAGGGTAGCCCGCAGCAACTCTCGCGCCAGATCAAGGCCCACATTCAGGGAAAGAACGGCCTGCTGATCATCGACGAAGCGCAGGAGCTGACCGAGAAGTCGCTCAATGAAATCCGTAGCTGGCATGACAAGACCAAGGTCGGCATCGCGATCATGGGCAACGAGAGCGTGGTTGGTCAGATCGATGGCCGCAAGAGCGCGCTCGCCCAGATTTCATCGCGTTTCTACATGCGGCACACGCAATCGCAGCCGATGGCGGGCGATCTTGAAGTGCTGTTCGATGCCTGGGGCATCGTTGACGCCGATCAGCGCGCGTTTCTCACCAAGGTTAGCCAGCTGCCGGGCGCATTGCGGGAGGTAACGCACACGATCAAGGCCGCGTCGATGGGTGCGTTCGGCGCTGGTCAGGAGCTGACGCTGGCGCGGCTTCGCATCGCGGCCAAGCAGCGCAACGTCAAGATCGGGGCGCTGTGATGCTGGCGGCGGTTCATCGCGTGGCCCGCGAATACGCGGCGCTGCACGGCCGGGCGGTGATGGTGCAGGAGGTTGCGGTTTTCGCGACCAGCGCGATCGCGCTGTGGTGTGCAGCCTGTGTCTTCGTGATGCTGGAGCCGCTGGGGTGATTGGCGAAACAGGCCCCAAAGACGCCGCCAAGCCCCCCTTGCGGCAGTGAGGTGGCCAAATCGCCCCAGACCCACTTCTTAGACCTTCTTAAATCCATTTTTCGGGTGGTTCGAGCGCCGGCCAGGTGCCTCCCATCCGATCAAAGCAGGAAAAGCACAATGAAATCCACTTTCGAGACCGGAGAGAGGCTGCTTCCTATCCCTTGCGATGCCCCCCGTGCTTGCCAGGGCGCTGTCCGGATATTTGGCCAGTTGCCAGACGGGTTCCTGGCATTCGCGATCCCCGATCGCAGCTGCGAGCCCCTGATCAGGCGCGGCGAGGTCGCTGTGGTCGATCCCGAAGATCGCGAGGTTGTCGATGGCGCGCTCTTCCTGATGCGTTACGTGGGCGGCGCGGGAGGACAAGGCCGAGCATCGCTTCGCGTGCTTGAGGGCTTCGCGCGTCCAGTCGAAAACTTCAGCGGGGTCATTTGCCGCCCGCCAGCCTTCTATTTCGTGGCGCACAACCGCGCGCGGCCGGGCCGGCCTGGTCCATTCGCGCCGGCAGATGGGCCGTACCATATTGGGCCGACACACGACGATCTGACCATTCCAAGCGTGGTCGGGCGCGTGGTCGGAATTTTTGCCGCCCATGACAGCTCCAAACTGCCTTTCCCTGCTGCTGAATAGGAGGGAGCCGTGATCAATCTCGCAGTCGATAACGGCCCGGAGCAGCTCCCCAGCAAGGCGCATCGCTGGTTGCTGGTCCAGGTGCAGATCGCGCGCAAGGCGCTGGCGATGGAAGAGGATGACTACCGGGCGCTCCTGGAGCGGGTCACCGGCCAGCGCAGCGCCAAGCATTGCAGGGCGCACGAATTGCGGGCGGTTATCGCCGAGTTCGAACGGATGGGCTTTCAGCCATCAACGACAATCAGACGCCGGACGCTCGGCGGAGGGGCGGTTGTCCGCAAGGCCAGGGCAATGTGGATTTCACTCTATCAGCTCGGCGCGATCGATGATTGTTCCGACGCGGCACTCGAAGCCTTTGGCAAGCGGCAACTGAACGTCGATCGCATTCAATGGGCGAGCGAGCGCGAAGGCTACCGACTGATCGAAGCCCTGAAGGGTATCGCGCAGCGTCATGGATGGGATCAGCGGGTCTCATCGCGCCTTGCTTCGAGTGAGCGCATCCGCACCCTGAAGGAGAGGCTGGTTGAAGCGCAGATCGCGCGCCTGGCCGACGCCGGAATTGCCGTCACGGGGCCAATCGCTGGCGACCGTTCAACCTGGTCGGAAGCGCGCCTGGCGAGCGCGGCGGCAGAGCTCGGCTCGGCGATCCGCAAACTGCCGAAGGTCTAATCCTCCGGCAGGTCCGTAATGTGGGAGGCTCCTCCCTGAGAAAGGAATGCCCGTGTTCAAGTCCGAAGAAAACCGCACGTTCACGCGCGAGGTCAAGTTCATGCTGCCAGTGGAAGGCGGTTTCCTGCCGCAAAGCTTCAGCGCGACGTTTCTCATCCCGCCGATCAAAGAGTTTCTGGAGTTGGCCGTGGCAGGTTCTGCGGAAGACTTTCAAATCCGAATGCTGCGTCGGGCCATTGTCGATCTGGGCGGCATCTTGGATGATGCTGATAAGCCGCAGCCCTATTCAGAGGGCTTGCGGGACTGGCTGCTCGATTTCCCGTTCATCCGTTTCGCCAGCATGCACGCTTACGTGTCGGGGTTGTCCGCGATTGCGTTGCAGCGCATCGCGGCCCGCTCGCATTGATCGCCAAGTTGGCGCGGAGCGACGGCCAATGATGCATGGATCACCCGCTGAGTCGGACGCCCTGGCCCAGATCGCGGCCGTGATTGGGGAAGAAGCGGCTCACCGGTTCGCAAGGGCTTTCGGCGGGACCACTGTCTACATTCGCCGGGAGATTGGCGAGGGCGACCCCATTTACCTGGCGATTGGCGGCGCGGCGGCTGCGAAGCTCGCGGCATTCTATGGCGGCTCGCGGCTGAACGTGCCGAAACGAGCGGCGCGCCAGGCATGGGTGCGGGAGCTGCTTGACCAGGGGACATTGACAATAACCGCCATTGCCATGGTAACAGGCTATTCAGAGCGCCAGGTCTACCGCCTGAAAAGCGGAAGAGACGACGAGCGCCAACTCGACCTGTTCGGCGGATAATCTTGAAGCCCTGACAGCCGTCAGGGCGCATCGCATTTCGCGACATCGCATATCGATCGCAGCGCATCCACGTGCGCGGCTCACCCTTGGCTGGGCTCGGTTAGGAGCTGTCTTCCCTCCTGGGGGCCGCGTCCGGCCGAGGGTGAGGTCCCCCAATGCGAGGTTGAAGCAATGTCTATCTCTGAAGCGATATCCCAGTTTGCGGGCGTGATCGACGCCACTCGTGCGAAGCTTACCGATGTTGCCGGCAGGGTCGAGGGCCTGGAGCACGACCGCCGCCTGATCGAGCAGGCCAAGCCGCACACGGATGACATCGTCGCGGCCTTTCAGCGTGCGCTGAAGAACCATGCGCAGGCTTTCGAGCAGAAGTTGTCCGGTTACCTGTCATCGACCTTCGTCAGCGCCGACGATGCCGCCAACGTGGCTAGCAGCAAGGCGGTTGACCTGCTCCGGCTCATGGACCGCAAGAGCTCTTTCGATGAGACACTCGGGCGCACTGTGAATGGCCAGAAGGTGGCCCCGGAAATCGATATCTCGGCGCTCGCATACTTCCTCCGGGGCCGCATCGAAGAGGAAATTCCGGCGCTGGTGAAGCGGCTCTGTCCGGCAGCTGCGCGAGGCATGAAGGCTTCCGATCGGCGGCAGAAGCTGGCCGAGATCGATGCTCAGCTTGAGACGCTGCGCGCAGAGCGCGAGGCGCTCCAGGCCGAGCTTGGCGCGGCGCGTAAGATCGTGAACCGCTGACCCAATCGAAGGACCGCCCAAATGGACGAAGCCGCCACTCGGCATGCGAACACCCGTCTGAAGGGTTCAATGCGCACTGCGGGCTCCGGCGGACGATTCGGAACGAGGGCGGCCCTGATGGCCCCGCGTTCCCCGCTCATCCTTGCGCAGGATGCACAGCTGATGATCTCGTTTCGTGAAGGCAACACCCCTTCCACGAAATTCGGGCTCGATAACCTATCAGAGGACGGGGGAGGCGCGATCGAAATCTTGATAGCGATTGTCGCCAAGCCGTACCTTCGTGTCGTACTGGATAACGGCGTTGAACCGTTCGAGCTCAGCGCGGCCGATCTACCCATTCTGCAAGACGCGCTTGCGTCTCAACGTGCTGGCCGCAACCTCAGCGGTCGGTATGGCGCCGAGTTGCACTGATGCCGCTGCCCGTAAGTCTTGTCTTGTCCGGAGACAGTCGGGGCGCGCAGAGCGCGCTCAACGCTGTCGAAGCCGCGCTGGGCAGCTCCGAGGCCGAAGCGCGGCAGCTGGCCAAGGCCTTCGGCGACGTCGACGCTTCCGCCACCCGCCTGGCCGCCGCGCAGACCCAGGCGAAGACCGCGACCGACGCGGCCAAGGCCTCGCTCGCGGCGGGCGAGATCGGCCTTGAGCAGTACAACAAGCAGCTGATCGACACGAAGACCCAGCTGAGCCTGGTGACCAGCGCCCACAACGAGGCGGTGAGCGGGCTCAAGAAGTCGCAGGCCGCGTTCAATGACGCGATCGACGGCATGGGCCGTACCCAGCAGGCCACCGGCGAAGCGCGCGTGGGCTACATGATGCTGGGCCAGCAGGCCCAGGACGTGGCGATCATGCTGCAGGGCGGCGCCAATATCGGCACGATCATCGCCACCCAGGGCGGGCAGGTTGCCACCGCCGTGCAGATGATGGGCGGCAAGATGAGCGGCTTTGCCGGGTTCATGGCCGGGCCGTGGGGCGCGGCGATCACCGTGGGCATCGGCGTCCTGGTCAACCTTGTGATGGCTATGCGCGACACTGAAAGCTCCGCAGACGCGGCGGCGCAGGCGATCGAGGAATTCGGCAAGCGCCAGGCAGATATCGGCAACTTCATCGACTCGACGACGGGCAAGCTGAAAGAGCAGAATCGCTACCTTCTCCAGAACGCGATCCTGTTGCGCCAGAGCCAGATCGACAAGGGGCGGCAGGCTATCGCGGAAAGCCGCGATAGCGCCTTCGCCGTGGCCAGTGCCCCGCGCGGTTCGACCTTTGTTGCGGAGCGCCAGGCCATGGCCCCAACCTATGACCCGGATATCGCGGTCGCGGTATCGCGGGCAAATGGCAACCAGTTCAAGCTGGCCGATGAGATCAACAGGCTGGCCGCCAGGCGGCCAGACCTTCGCGGCCTGGCGAATGAGATCAACACCAAGGCCGCCATGTCGATCGACACCTGGAGGCGGGATGTCGACAAGCCGCAGGGCGAGATCGATTTTCTCTCGGGCAATCGGCTCACCGCGCCGGGCTTTACGCCCCGGGCGGCCCGCACCCGTGGAGGCGCGCGCGGCCGTGGGGATAATGCTGGCGCCCTCGGCGAGTTCTCCGAGGATACCGCCAAGAAGATCGCCGCGATCAGGGACGAGTTCTCTGACATTCCGGCCGCTGTCCAGCGCAGCAACAAGGCGATGGCCGAGCTGAACGACCTGACCAGCGATATCAACGCCAAGAAGCTGCTGCCCAACATCAAGAGCCAGCTGCTGTCCGACCTGGCCGAGGCCAAGGTTGCGATCGAGGACAGCCTCAACAAGCCGTTCAGCGATTTCATGGAAGCCCAGCGCCAGGGCGCGGAGATCGACAAGCTGCTGCTGCAGGGCCGCGTTGACGAGGCCGAGGCGCTGAAGATCGTGCTGCAGCTGCAGGAGCAGCAGGGGCCGCTGACTAAGCAGCAGCTGGGCGACGTGCTGGCCACGGTCGAGGCCGAGCGCCAGCGCGGCATGGTGCTGCGCGACCAGCGGGCGCTGATCCAGGCCAACCTTGACGCGGTCCACGACATGCGCGGCGCGCTGGAGCAAACCGTGGGCGACATGCTGCGGGGCAAGTTCTCGATCGGCGCGATCGCGAACTCGCTGATGAACAGCTACGTCAACATCACGAGCAAGAAGATCGTCGAGGCCATGTTCGGCGACACGCTGCGCGAGCTGGAGAACCAGGCGAGTGGCGCCAGTAAGGTCGAGGCCGCCGGCGTGAAGATGGCGACCTCGCTCAATACTACGAGCAAGGCGGTCGATGCCTTCGCCGACGTGGTCGTGCGCGCCGGGGCCAGGATCGCCAGCCCGGCCGGGTCCGGGTCGGCCAGTGCGTCTGCCTGGGCGATGCTGGACGGCCCTGTTTCAAGCGGCTTCAGCAACGAGATCAGCAAGGCGCTGGACGATATGCTGGCCGAGTTCGTCACCGGCACCCAGGACATCGTCGTGACCGGCGACAAGCGCCGCGCGTCCAAGGAGAGCCAGACCGCCAACCTGCTGGTCGACATGGTAAGCAAGATTTCAAAGGACGCTGGATTGCCGCTCCCAAAGGAGCTGACTGGGCTGTTTAAGTCGTTCCTCGGCAACCTCGAAACCATGCTGCCGCAGGCGATGCAGGGCGCGATGATCGGGTCAATGGCGTCCAGCCTGGTCTTCGGTTCCAAGGCTAATGCCGGGGGCACGATCGGCGGCATGATCGGCGGCCAGCTGGGGGGCAAGCTGCTGGGGTCGGTCCTGGGGAGCTTTGGAGGCCCGGTCGGTTCAGTCGTCGGCAGCCTGCTGGGCAACCTGGTCGGCGGCCTGTTTGGCGGCGGGGCCAAGTGGGGCACCACGGTGGTCGGATCGGGCACGGCGGGCGGCAACAATGACGAGATGAAATCCGGTGTTTCGTCGGCTTCCAAGTCGATCGGCTCCGCCCTTGACCGGATCGCCGAGGCGCTGGGCGGCACCGTCGGCGGCTACAACGTCTCGATCGGGCAGATGGACGGCAAGTGGCGCGTTTCCACCACGGGCCGCACCGGCAAGCTGGAAAACAAGTACAAGGATGTCACCAATTTCGGAAAGGACGGCGCCGAAAGCGCCTTCGCCTTCGCGATTGGCGACGCGATCGGCGATGGCGCGGTCCAGGGCATCTCAGCGGCCATTCAGAAGGCTCTCAGGTCCAACCCGGACGTCGACAAGGCGCTGAAGGAAGCGCTGAAGGTCCAGGAGATCGAAGTCCTGGTCGACGGCATCGGCGGCCAGATCAAGAAGGTGTTCAAGGACTTCGAGCGGCAAGCGGCCGAGCGGGTGCGGATCGCCCGCGAATATGGCTTCGACGTGGTCAAGATCGAGGAGCGCAACGCCGCCGACCGGCTGAAGCTGACCAAGCAGCTGCTGGACGAACAGGTCGGATCGCTGCAGGACCTGATCAACGAGATGACCAGCGGATCGCTGTTCGAGGGCTCGGCCGTGGAGCAGCGGGCCAAGCTGCTCGACCAGGTCGCAGCGGCGAAGGCGGCGGCCGATGTGGGCGAGGAAGGCGCGGCCGATCGCTTGGCGGCGCTGCTGGCCCAGCTCAACGCGGCATCCAAAGCGGCCTTCGGCACTACTGGCGGTTTTGCCAGTGACCGCACCACGATCCTCGACGCGGCGCGCGATACCATCGCCAAGTTCAACCAGCGTGTTGAAGATGCGGCAAGGGGCAGCGACCCTGCGCTGGTCACAACTAACGCAACCCTTGACGAGATCGCCGAACAGTCTGCGAGGACGCTGGCGGAGCTGGGTGTTCAGAGCGACTATCTGGCACAGATCGTCGCGGCCTCGCGCGGGGCCCAGTTTGATGCTCTTGCGGGACTAGCCCGGACTTCGCTCCCCGCCTCGTAGCGGCTGAAGCCAACGCTCAAGTGTGAATGCACTCACGAGGGAGTAGTTAACGCAATGTCGATCGAAGATAGAGCCAATTTCGGCGAGCATCTTACTGAAGAACAGATCGCTGCTTTGGCCGAAGAGTTCGGCGGGCAGCGTGTGTATATTCCGCGCCGGATCCGGCAGAGCCATCGTATCACACGCGTGATCGGGTTCGAGGCCGCAGCCCGACTGGGGGAGATTATCGGAGGAAGCACCTGGCGCATTCCAGTAGCGCGCGACATGCGGATATGCCTTTATAATTCTCAGGGTCTGAAGCGGAGGGAAATCGCTCGCCGCCTCTGTATGTCAGAGGTCGGCCTCGGCCGAGCGATGAAGCGTCTCGGGCTGATCTGACCGGCCTCTCATTTGGCACCCTCTGAGCGGGCTCTGAGCGGGCTGAAAATGACCTTTTAGAAGCCCGTGAGAGGGTATGCTAATTGTTGCTCCGATGGGGGGAGTTGGCGATCTTGGGCTAATCCGAGTTATGCAGAACCTCTTGTCCCAAATTTGCAGAACCTCTTGTCCCGCTACAGTAGAGGTCTGCGGCGTCCATGCGCGGACTGTGGGGCAGGGGGCGGGGAAGATCAATCGCGGGCGGTGGTGGGGGCGTGTCTCGACAAGCTCGACACGAACGGGCGATGGGCAAGCG